GTCCACGACACCCGTCACGCCTTTGATGATTTGCGTGATGCTTGGCAGCAGCTTGTCCATCAAGTCGATCAGGGCGTTCTTGGCTTCGTTCAGCGCCTTGGCAAATTTCTGGTTGGTGGTGTCGGTGACTTTCTGGAACGCTTCATCCGTCGCATTGCTGCAATCCTGCATCTGGGTCAGAATTTCGTTGTAGTCCGCACCGTCGTTACGGGCAAGCACCATTGCGGCAGAACCGGCTTCGACACTGCCGAACATGTCTTTCAGGGTCTTGCCGTCTGCTTCGGCGGCATCGGACAGCATGTTCAGAATGTCGGATGTGGAATTGCCCTCGGCTTTCAGATCGGCAAAGCCTTTGCCCGTCAGTTCGCGCAGGGTGGTGTCGGTGATGCTGCCGGACTTTGTAAGTTCGTTCAGCATGGATTTTAAGTAAGTGCCGGATTCTGCGGTGGCAATACCGTTTTGTGTAAGCAGGGCGTATGCAGATGAAAGTTCAGTCATGTCGTAGTTGGCCGCAGCGGCCACGGGAATGACCTTGCCCATGCTGGACGCAAGTTCATCAACGGTGGTTTTACCTAAGTTCTGCGTGGTAATCAACATATCGCTGATTTTGGTTGCATCCTCGGCGCTCAACTGATAGCCATTGATGGCCGTCGTCATAACATCAACGGCCTTTGCGGTATCGGTAAAGCCGCCCTTTGCCAATTTGACCGCCGATGTTGTGAAATCAATAGCGTCGGCAGCGTCCACACTGGCGGAAATGGCGCTGTACACGGCTTCGGAAAAATCGTTGACGGAAACGCCCGTTTCGTCGCTGGCGGCCATGATGTCCGCCTTGTACGCTTCAAAATCGGTTGTTGATGCATCCAACAGGGTGCTGACCTTGGCGAAAGCATCTTCAAAGTCTGCGGCCAGCTTCAAGCCGACACCGCCAACACCTGCCACGGCGGCAGAGACAGGGGCAACGGCCTTGCCGACGGCAGATATACCGCTGCCCACTTTCTGCATTTTATCGCCCACAGCGGCCAGCTTTTGGGCGGCTGTCTTCGATTTATTGTAAGCGTCGGTCAGATCATCAATGCGTTGCTTTGTCTGTTCGATTTCGGCGCACA